CATCTGATATATGTCCCAGAGCGTCGTCGGTGTCGGTTGGGAAAGAGACATATACCCCGTCGATGGAGAGGATAGAGTCGTTAGCCTGAAGGTTTTCAAAAGTGTTCAAGCCGTCCTTGATGACTTGGTTCTGGAGCGACAAAATGATGTCAGATGGTCGGTTGTCCGCCTTGTTATATCGCAAATAAACCCGGTTGTAGACCGCGAGTTCGTTATGCCGAAAGCTGATTGTTTCCGACTGACGAAGTTCGAGTTCCCCGAAAATCGTAACCTCGGGGAAAGCCGGAGCGATGGTGATTACCCCTTCCCGATTTGTGTTAACCCACGCCAAAAGACTCTGAGCCGCAGAGTTTAACAATTCGTTAACCTTACTCCCCGGAGTGACGGCAAACAATAGGTTCACAGTCGGAAGGGCAGGGTCAATGAAATAGTCTTCAGGAGTCAAACCCAAACCCTCAAAGACACGCTCGAGCAAAGTCGCAACGTTCAACCCCGCGTAGGCGTCGAGGGGAGGGATTTCCATGTTGCCGATGTAGGCGAGATTGTCCTGACAACTAAGCTCAGCTGGAGTAAACCCCGACTCGGACAGACTGATACCCCAAGACTCAGTATAGAAGATACCAAGTGGATTCCAGCTTTCCCCGTTGTCCTCAGAGTAAAAAAGCTCAACCTTTACCCCAGTCCGCATATAACCATAGTAAGGACTCGAGGTGTTATCCGGGTTCAGCAGATTATCCTCGTCGAAAAGGCGCAAGCTGAGCGAGTTCGGGGAGACGATACCTACAGGGTTGCCAGCCGTGATCGAATTTTGCTCCTTTAGGTTGATGTACTCGATAAAACGTCTGGGAGTGGATGGTGTAGGTCTGGAAAAAGACTCGTACTCCTCTTCATTATCAAAGGTGAGAAGCACCCGATAAAGCTCGTTCCCTGCGAGAGGTATGCTAGCCATAGGTAGAACCTCCTTTCAGAATTATGCGCCCTTAGACTCCTTGATGAGAATAGCGGGTTGGTTGTGCTGGTCGTTGAAGAAGGAGAGGATGACCTCCTCGTCTTGCAGTTCCGGGATACCGTTGATGCGCACAAGGTACTCGTTAGGGATAAGGCGATCTTCGGAGGGAAGAACCTTAAGGACTTCGACACCCGGCTTTTTACCCCCAGCAAGCACTTTAAGGTCGGACTTGAGCTGGAGTGACTCACCACCGCCACCAGAGTCAAGACTATTCTTTACTTTCGCTTCCGGTTCACCGAGAGGAAGACCAGTGTCCATGTTGATACCCTCAAAGTTCAAACCGCCGCCGATTTGTATCCAAGAGAAACGACACTCCCAGTGGGTAATCCAACCGTGTTTAACCACTTTACCCGTGTACATGAGATCGCTTCCCAAATACATTCGAACCTTGATGAGGTTGGGCTTACCCCAAGCGAAAGGAGATTGGAAAGTAACGTCGTAGGCGTTATCACCAGCCACGCGTTTTTGACCAATAAGTTTACAAATGGCACGAAGATACTGATCGGACAAAAGCGGATACTCCCAGACGGTCTTAAAGATGTTGGCACGAACTTTTTGCACCAACGTGCTGTCGATAGTACGATAGGCTTGCACAGTCATAATGTTCCCAGAGAAGTCCTGAGTCCCCAAAAGAGGGGAAGGGACGACAAGATCGTCGATCTTGTAGCCCCCGTGCGAACGATTCTCATAGTCGGACTCAAGAACTTCAGGGTCGATGTGCGACATGTCGTTGATAGTAGTAAGCAACGATTCGGACATGTTTACCCCTCCTTAACGAGCGTTGAAGTTGAACGGTCCGGTAAAACGTTGGTTCTGAACCATTTTCTCGTGGACGCGTTCAACAAGTCGGTTGAAGGAAGCTCCGTCAGCGATGAGCGTGTTGTTGCTTCCAAGGTCGTAGTTGATGACCGTCTGTCCGTTACCCCCGAACATTTTGTCGAGACGGGACATGGACAGAAGTTCGTTAGCGATTTTCTGGTACGCCGGGCGACCTGCGGCGCTGTCAAGCGGAAGTGTAAGTTCGTTCGGATGGACGACCGCCACGTGCGCCTTTTGATGGATACCCCCAGTATCATACCTAGGAAGATTTGGGAACAGAGAGAAGGACGTGGATGTGATGGTTGGGATGTTGCTGACGAAGTTCTTTGCGTTGCCCCAAGTAGTCTTTACTGTGTCCCAAGCATTCGAAACGCGATTACGAACCGCATCGACTATACTAGCGATACGCTCCCCTAAGAACTTTGCGGCTTCAGAGAAGATGTCCTTCAACTTGGCAAGCATACCGGGGAAGGAAACCTCGACTCCTTGCTCCTTGAGCTGAGTGAAGAAGTCCCTGACCATTTCATACCCCCGCCACGCGAGTACGATGGGTTTAGTTGCAGGAACCATACCGAGTATCAGTTTGATAAGCCCCATCATTACCCCCTGAGGGTCACCTTCGAGAGCCGCTTGGATTGTTTGATAGATCGGACTCGTTTTGAACCAACCCACCACCGCCGCCTTGATGAAGTCCCAAACGGTAGCATCGCCAGCCTTTACCAGCTCGATAGTCGCTTTCCAAGGGTTGTTAAGAAGTTTCTCAAGCTTAGTCATTTCTTCCCAAGTCTTATCGCTGATATTAAAGAAGGCGCGAGCTGGTTCTTGCCAGCTTTGCGGCAAGCGGTTGATCAACGTGTCAACGGCGCGACGTGCGCCACTAGCGAGTTTCTCGCTATACACGTTTGCCGTCTCCTTCGTTTTATCTAACAGACGACCTTGCTCGCCAAGGGCTTTTTGCACTTCTTGCATGTCAAGATCGGACAACTCGCCCAAAGCGGGTTCAAAGCCAGAGATGTTTTCAAGTTCGTCAAACGAGTGCAGGTTTCCCTTGACCCGGTCGAGTTCGTCTCCGAGTTTGCGGTACTGACTATACATCGCTTGCACCGAGTCGATAGCCGCTTGGTTTACCCCATCGACTTTCGGTAAGATGGGATCATACCCCATAAGCTCGCGGAAGCCGTTGACGACCTTGAGGACAGCACTACTAAGCTTCTCGAGGATGGTAACGACCGCTTGAAAGACCGGGATGAAAATGGCTTGGGCGTTCTCGACGAGAGAAGCCCAAGTGTTCTTTAACCGAGTCAGGCTGGCGGCGAGAGAGTTGTTCGTCTGGTAGTTATTATACCCCGCACGGTTCATCATCTCAGTTAGGAACAAGAAGCGGTACTTCTGCATGTTCGACTCGGAAATCGCAACGTTAAAGGCGTCGATACCCCTAGTTTGAAGCATCCAAGCCTTGACCGCGTTATCATGGATGTGGATACCGAACTGTCCCAGTGTATCCTCCCCGGTCGCGATAGCGCGGGCGATGGCGTCAGTAACCGCTTCGATATTTGCGCCAGTTTGCGCGGCGATGTTCGAAGCGTAAATTGTCGCAGTCCGACCGATATAGGATGCCGTATCGGTGGACATCCCCGAGGATTTCATGAGTTGCGAAACCGAAGAAACGAGCTTCATGGACGTGCTGACCGCGATGCCTAGTTCGTGGTTCAGCTTCTTCGCAAAGTTATAGGAGTCCTTAAAAGAAGTTCCCAATACCTTTTGCGAGTTGGCTATGGTGAGTTGCGCCTTAGCTCCGTCCGAACCGAGCTTGAGCATCAGCGCAACCAGCGACGCAAGTCCAGTTGCGAGAGCTATTACCCCCGTAGCCGCGATAGCGGAAGAAGCACCGACACCCGAGATACCTCTAGAAGCCACCGCACCCGCATTCCCCAACCCCTGCATGGCGTGTGCACCGCGAGAAGGGAAAGGTATGACGTTACTCGGGAGCGACTTCTCAAGCGTCCCAAAACCAAGATTAATAAGGTTGGAAAAAGACGCTCCAGACTTTCCAAGCCCGTATACTTGTAGGGTGGAGTTTTTTATAGTCCGAATTCTTTCCTGCCTTTGGCGGTAGTAAATATCCTCGATGCGAGAAAGCTCCTTAGCTTGCGCCAAGGCGCGTTGTCGGCGCGGGTTTGACTCGGACGTCGAGTCTGAGTCGAAAGAGATACCCCCTCCAGAAGCACGACGACCCTTGATACCGGGAAGACGACGCAAGGAAGCGATCATACGGTCGATGCTTTGCGACGCCTTGTCGAACTCCTCGTTCATAGACTCGAGATCAGACTTTACCCCTTCCAACTCACCGCGAAGGCGACGGTTGAGGTCGATGATTTTCTGGATGTTCTTGTCGTAAGAACTAGAGCGGGCAGTGATATCGACGTCCGGTTGCGAAGTAAAAGGTTCAGCCACGAATTACACCTCCTTAGTCGACTGGCGGTAAAAGCGAGAGACAGTAGTTATACCAAGCGATAAGCACACCCTCAGAAACCGGGACGTTGTTAGCAACGGTTATCATAGTGACGACGCGCAAGTAGGTCGAGTCGTACTTATTCTTATACCCCCGCATGCGACGATTAACCTCTTTGCGAAGTTCAGCCGAGGTCATTTTGGATCACCAGCCTTCTTTACCGGAACAGGCTTAGGAGTGATCTTCGGTTGCGAGAAGTTTGCGGTTCCCGGAAGGATCGAACGCACCGCTTGTGGGTCAAGGGGCTTAGGCTCTTCAGGCGCAGAAGGCGAAGAAGCGGCGGCGATAGCGCCCGACAGATTAACGGTCGGGGGAGTTTGCGGGAAGTCTTTACCCCCTGCGAACGCTTGAGCTACCAAGATGGCGAGAGTGTGTTGCAGGAATAGACCGTCGTTGATCTGACGCTCCCTGCGCTTGACCGTTAACCGCATGAACGCATTGACCTCATTGACCGTGAGAGCCAAAAAGTCGGAAAGAGCAAGACCCTCGGAAAGACAAAAGGCGAGAAGCTCCTCGTACTGTTGCTTTAAGTCTCCTCCTGCGTCAGGCTGAGCATGCTGTTGACCGCTCCCGACAGAGTCGGAAGAACCGTTTGAAGCACCTGATTGAGAGACTCCGGATTCTTCTCCGCTTCCACCGAGAGAACCTCGATGTCCCTCTCCGAGATAAAAAAACCTGTCGCCTTAGCCGCCTCGATACAGAAATTGTGAAGTGTTTTGTAGGACAGCTTATACGTATCCTGCCACTTGAAGATCAGCTCAAATGCGCGTTCAGAGTCATGCCCTTCGATACCGAGCTGGACAAGAGTGTGCGTGTTGCGCGGAGTGGCTTCAAGGAGCGAGTCGAGCTTGATATCGTTATCGACGATAAAGCGGAACGAGTCCATCGTGTAACGGATACCAAGATCAGCGAAAAGGCGCGTGGCGCGGGCGTGGAGCGAATCACCCTTATTCTCTTTCTTCGCGCCAGACTTAGAGTTGGTCTGACGTTGAGAAGTTGCTTTAGTAGTAACCTTGTCTTGCGTACTCATTTTAGACACCTCCGTGTTTTCCTTCCTATTAAATATTAACCGTGTGTCTTAAAAAAGTTCCTTAAAAACAAAAAGAAAGAGCGCAAAAGAAAATTTTCTTCGCGCTCCAGCTTTCGGGGAGTGTATGCTCGGAGAAGTTAGGAAGACTCCTGATTGACCGTAATCGAGTCCGTTTTTTCGTAGGGAACGGAGAGGTCTCCATTGTTGTACGCCACTACATCATAGGTGATAGAGGATACCCCCGGATTCGGAGGGACGTTGAGGGTGACGGTCTGCGAAGTTGCAGTCCCTTTCGTAAGACCCCAAACACCTTCTCCTTCGATAGGAATGTTGTCCACCGCATCGGTGAGCCAAACCAAGATACCGTCGCGAAGCCCAGTCCCGGTGATAGTGACCGTAGTCTGCCCACCCGTGTGGGTGAACGTTTTCGGGCTTGCCGCAAGGTTCGTGACTTCACCAAAATCCGGGAACACCATCGGATCTCCAGCGGGCTTGAACCGTAACGTGAACTGGCGTACAGTGGTGGTGCTGATTTCATTGAACGGAGTGAAGCCCGAGATTACCCCCACATAGACGATGTCCTGAACCTGCGCCGTTTCCGCAACACGCGGGAACTTGAAACCGAGACGACCCTTCCAGCTATTCGGTCCACCCTTGAGGTACTTCTCGCGGATGACTTTGAAGTTATCGCTGTCAGTAAAGAGCGTCAAAACGAACTCTTCATGCTCCGCCAGCAACGGGCTGTGCTTCTTGTAGGACGTTTTGTCCGTGACCGACGTAGTGTCGACCAACTCAACAGAAGCACCGCCACCCGTAATGTTCTGGACGCGACCGAGCATTTGTTCCGCAGTCGGGTTCTTATCCGGGTCGGGAGAAAAGTATACCTCGACGCCTTGGTTGACTGCCGCATAGAAAAGATCACTCACTGTTTTTCCCTCCTTGGAATAATACTGCAAAGTTCAAAGAGTATCGGGCTATCCCGAACTCATTTGTCCCTAACGAGATGATATCGCTGAGAAGATCGACTCGCTGGATGTTGACTGTATACCCCGAGTCATCCGTGAAAGTGTAGTCCTTCAAAGATTGGAGTTTCGACATGACGTGATCTAAGAAGGCATACCCCTTAAGATCTTCTTCGGATTTGTCACTCGTCTGAAGATACAACCCAAGTTGAAGGTAACGGTTAAGGTAACGACCTTCAGAGACTTCCCGATTGACTGGGGCTCCTCCCGTAAAGTACAACGCATAGGAGTTTTTCTCTTTGAAGTCGATATTGTTGAGACCGGGAGCATACCCCGAATCCGGGAATAGAGCGACTAAAGCTTTATAAAGAGCCAAAGAAACACTCAAAGCGGAACCCACCTCCTCCAAGTATGAGCAAATTTGCTCTGGAGGTCTTTGTTTCCAGAAATCCGAAGGTGCATAGTCGGTTTGGCGACAAACGTGACATTGAAATTCGGAATATTTTCCGACCCAAAGCTTGTAACAAGGAGTGTCATTACGAGCGAGAAAGCTTGAGTCAGAAATTTTGCTCTAGTTGGGTACTTATGTCTATTCCCCAATATCTCGTGAACGTAAATCGCATACGGAGCAGTATATCCAACCTCAAAAGTAAAACGTCCGACCTGCTTGACGTATCCCGTACTCTTCAAATACCCCGTGTCAACAGGAACGAAATACTGCGACCACTTGAAAACGTCGTTCGCCACATCCCGTAGAAAATCTGTCAAGAGACGAGGATTTGCGGCGAAGGCTCGGTCGATGATAAGAGAACGCTCCTCGCTATCAAAGGCGACGGGCTTATCGTTGGGAAGGCGTACAGTCACATGCATTATTTCTCACCTACCCAAACTTCGTAATGCCCGATCCTCGGATTGAAATGGTTTTCATAGTGCGGGGAGCAGGATATAACCGGATAACCGTCTAAAAGACTTTGAGGTTCGACAGGTTCCTCCGTAATGTAAAGAAACTCTGCTTTTACCGCAGTCCCCTCGGAGTTCCTGATCTTCTTGTACTGACCTTGTCTAAACGCCTTGATAATTCGCTTCTCTCCGTAGACAGGAAGACGGTTGATAGTATCACGACCTTGGAAAGGTTCGTACTCGACGTCAGTGACTAACCTCTGTTTTAGAAGTAGCACAATACCCCCTCCCTCTACAAAGCGAATTTGGACGAGCTGAGCCAGTCCTTCAGGATATTATCAACAATATCGGGAGCGAAGTTCCCTGCAAGAATCGCCCGCGCCCTTGCCGAAGGTGACGTGTAAGTTTCCGCCAAAGACCCCGAGCGAAGGGAGGATACCCCTGTCACCTCGCGGGCGTAGATGTTCAAAGCTACCTGACTAGCGTCAGTCATCGCACCGAATGCCGCATTGACAGCCTGCGCTTTCTTAGCCACTTTCAAACCACCGTCGGGAGAGCCAAAGTCGTCCGAAAGGACGTTAGGATCGTAGGCTTGCGGTATAAAAGGGAGGAAAATGACCGAAAAGCCGATACCTTTAACAAAACGAGGAAACTGAAGCATCTGCCCGATGTCGGCTTTGCGACCTCGAAAGCGCAGGGAGTCGATATACTCCAAGCTCCGCAGAAGAAGGATTTCTTTATCCTCAACCGGGAGCGGGGGTATCGAAGGAACTTCAGGATCAGTGGATGGTTTACCCAACCACTTGATACGCACAGGGTCGTCAGAACGAAAATACCTCGCCACGATCTGGTCGGCTTCCTCGACCGTGACGTAGGAGTATTCTCCTTGGATTTTAGGATAGTCCGTCAGATCGTGCATAGGTTACCCCTCCTTTAACGACCCCGAATTTGCGTTTCCAATTCTTTCAACGCCTTGATGGTGTCCCGCTTCTTACCCGGAAGTTCGGTGGACGAAAAGACTCGAGGATTACCTCGCTCGTCTTTGATAAGCTCTCCACCAGCTTCAATCTTCTCCTTGATGCGGCGAAGATCAGTCGCCGGGATGCTGACATTTACCCCAGCGAATTTGATGCGAACGTACTCGCTCATTGACTACCCCTCCTCTAGAGTATGTGGAAGGAGAGGGGATTACCCCCTCTCGATTAAGCAGGTGTTGTGACCGTGACGTCGACCGTGGTGATGAGCGGAGTGGACGAACCCGTGTACACCACAATCAGTTGCGTGGTTCCTTGAGCTACCCCGGTAACCTTGCCGTCAGCGTAGGTCGCCGTGTTGGTATCCAAAACCTGTACACTGATATACTTGGAGTCCGCCGGAACCTCGACCGTCGTATCGCCGTCGGTGATCTCGAAGGTGAGTTCTTCTTCCGCCCCTTCTTCAACCGTAACCGTAGCGGGAGTGACAACGAGAGAGGTTGGGGTGAAGGTTTCACCGAGAACCACGTAGGTCAGCTTGCGATAAGTCTTGAAGTGCGCCACACCGTATTTGATACGGCTCTTGAACTGGATCGCATCAGCCAGTTGCGTGATGCCCATATCCGTAAAGTCGACGCGACCTCCGTAGTAGTCGAACAGGAAGTCAAGCGTTTCAGGACGCTTGAAAATCTCCTCATATACCCCCAAAACCATCGGAAGCGAAAGACCAGCGACAAAGTGACGAATGGAGAGAACCGCACCTTCCTTCGGAACCACCAGAAGACGAACGTGCTCCGCACCTTCTGCCGGGACGAAACCACCCGAATTACCCCGACCGTCAAGGAGTTCAACCTCCCGGTACATACGAGACGAAGGTACGACGTTCAGGAGGATCGTTCCGTAACCCGTTTGGAACTCATAGAAGTCGACGTTGATCGTGAGCTTCTCATGTCCCGGAACCAGCGTCATCGGAATCGTTCGCTTGGTCGGATGGAGGATAGTCGGGTTCGCCAAAGCGTACTTACTGGAGATGTACGTCATGTATGCTCCAAAAACCTCCGAGTCAACGAAAGCAAGAACGTCGCCGGAGTAGCCTTGTCCGTTCGCTACCCCCTCGCCACTGAAGATTTTTTGCTGGATGTTGATCAGCGTGGACATGAACTGATCAGGTTCAAGACTGAAACCCGGCGTGCTGTCCGTGTAGATGTTTGCGCTGTTGGTGGTATTGGTGATGCTGGCGATGGATACCGCGTCCAGCTCAGCCGCAAAGTTACGCCACGTTTGATTGTTGAGCAACTTGGACGATGGCGTCATTCCAGCGAGGAACGAGTCGAGGTCTTTGATCGTGTCGATGGAATCGACAATAGCCCGATCAAAAGGAGCGTTGAACTCGACCCACTCGACGCTACCCCCGGAGGACGCACCGTGGAAACCATCCGCCGGATCGTAATCGACGGCATTACCGCCAGTCACCTCACGGACGAAGGTTTTCGCCCCAGCCTTGGCGAACTGGAAGCGGGACGGGTCGTGCAAGAGTGCGGCAACCTTCGAATCGACGATAGGTTGCATGATGGCTTGGTTCTGGTACGCCAAAGCCGCTTCGATAACAGCCGTAGTCGTCGCCATTAGTTTTTACCCCCTTTTACTTCGTTGAGCTTCTTAGCGAAGAAGGACTTCAGATCCGTATCCGACGAACCCCGGTACTCCTTCAACGAGCGGTTGGAGAACTTCGAGAAGTCGATACCAACACGCCGTTGAGGGGCGGATTTGGTCTTGGACTTGAACTCCTCCGACTCCCTTTCCTCCTCTTCGAACTCATACGCCTCGGAGTGAGCGTCCGACTTGCAGTTCTTGAACAGGAAATGGTACTTGGTCTTCAGCTCATCTCGAGCTTCATCGACCCCGATGACCTCTTCCTCTTCTTCACCGATCGCCAGCTTATCGCGGATCAAACCAGACGCCAGTTCAGCCGCCACTTCGTCGATGGGTTCGAGTTCGGTCAGGATCGCATCGATGGCGTGATCGAGCTTGCTCGCCACCAGTTCTTCCTCGAGAGACTTGACCTTGGATTTCGTGTCTTCCAACTCGCGCTCGAGCGACTTAAACCGCAACAGATGATTTTCGATCACCTGCACGGTGGAAGCCTCGATACCTTGAGCGCTTTTCAGCTTGGCAAGAGCCGTTTCCCAACTCATGCTTCCTTCCTCCTTAGACTGTTTATAGGACTTAACTACCCCCGCAAAGGGCTGGGCAGGGACAGCCACAAACGACCACTCGTAAACATCTGCGATCTCGTCGATGCGCACCGCCTTTCTTTCACCGTAGGGAACTTTGGAAGTCTTTGCTCTTTCGAAGCCGATCGAAACCTCTTGGTAGATGCCCGCCTTCAGCTTGTCGAGGAAAGGTTTATTTTCTTCGGTGTTAAGCGTGTAGACGTAGGCTACAACATAGGTATACGGTTCCCCTACTGGCGTTTTTTCGATAGAGTCGTCGGAGAGGACTTCCGTTTTGTAGATGCGGGAATGATGTTCCGAACCCCGCCAGTTGTGACTGAAGATACCCCCGATACCGACAAAGAGATCAGCAAGCTGATGCAAAGCCGGGATCGAGAAGAACTCGCCTCCTCGATCCAAAAGGTTATCGCACAGCTTTACCGAATATACAAACAAGTCTTCTTTGGCGACTGGATGTTTCAAAAATTCTTTGATAGTCTGAAAGTCCTCTTCAGATGGAACGCCAAAAGACCGCAAACGAGATTTATGCTTAGGTCGAAGGTGCTTTGTTTTCCGTTCCAAGGTTCATACCCCCAATCAGTGAGAACTCTTGCTCCTTAATACCCCCAGACGGGGCGTCTTTATTAACCCCCGGATCGGTGGTTACCGACGTGAAGTTGATATCCGAAACCTCCGATTTACCGCCGGAATCACGAAGGGAAACGTCGGAGGTTGATTCGGGATTCTGGATACCACGAATTTTGTTGGCGGTAAGGATAGCCTCGTGCATTGGCTTGTTGTCGAGGATAGCGATAGCGTCCTCAAGAGTCATAGTCTGCTGACGACCAACACGTTCTTGAACCATTTTGGTCATTACCTCTGGGTCTTGCGCGATAGTGTAATTGAAGTTCAGAGAGATTTCAGAAGGCTCGAGACCAATACCCGCGATTTTCGCAACCTTGGAAACCAACTCATGCAACGGTTTCTTCATCAAGGTCATAAACGCCTGAGCTGCATTTTCCGTACGCAGAAGCAAGAGTCGGAGAGTTTGCGAAGAAAGGTTTCCGGTTGAGATAGCATCCGGGTTCAAGAGACTGATGATGATGCCCGTATCACGCGAAAGACGCTTGACCGCCATGTCGTAAACGTCGAGAGCGGCTTTGAGTTGCCTATCGACTTCAGGGACGACAACCTTGATGTCGGGAGCTTGAGGTTGCTCCGGGGTTGCCTCGAAAGTGATTACCCCCTTATTAGGGAGGTAGGTTGCCCCTGTTCTGATATCCCTTTCCGTGGCACTAGCCGGTACGATACGGTGGATTTCCTTCAACCGCTCGTCAAGAATCATGACGTTTTTGAACGCCATAATACAAGCAGTGATAGCCGACTCCCAGTAGCGGTACTTGTCTAAACCGTAGACCGAACCGTTGAGCGAGTCCCCGGAAAAGACGACGATAGGGGAAATACCGAGATCAGGGTCGTCGAACGCCCAACCTTCCTTATAGTCCAAAAGGTCACCAAGGATACCCCCGTTATGTTGGAAGGTAAACTTCTCGATGAAACCATCCTCATGATACGCGATAAACTCGACAAACTTTTCGCCGTGCTTCTCGAACGTGTTGAAGATAAGGTTGATGGCGATGCTGGTAGGGTCTTCCGGATGCATAACGGGTATCCAGTTCTTAGGGTTGATCTCGACAAAGGAGAAATTACCCCCACGAGTTTTCTGGATCATCAGAATGGCATTCCCGTACAAGATTTGCGAACTCCGAAAAGCGTTGCGATAGGCGATGTCGAAGTTAGACGCGGAGATGATTTCCGACAGAAGACCGATTTTCTCAAAGTCATTCCCTTCGATACGAGGGAGGGTTTTAGCCATCATAGAAACCCAAGTTTCCGTGATGGTAGTGAAGTCCGACAAAGAAGGAATGAGACTCAAAATGGGCATGTTCGTTAGATAGTCCTGCTGATAGTCGTGCAAGTTAGTGAGAAACTGACCAAAGACAGGAGAAAGCTTCTTCTCGTAGATGTAGGAATTGGTCAGATAGACACTAGCGCGACTGCGGATCGACTCGGTCGGAAACGCTTCTCCTTGTTTGAAGATAAAATTCTCCCTAAGATCTCCTTCGTACACGATAGTGTCTGGGGGAACGATTGAAAAGTCTGTTTCTTCGATAAAAGTACGATTATCGTCTCCAACAACCCCGCTGAAAGAACTGTTCGTAAACAAAACGGGTTCACCTCCTATTTTGTTCTAACACCAACAAGAGCATAACGGAGAGCGTCCATCGCGTGGTCATTCTCCTTTTTAACCTGAGCAGTATCTGGATTCTTGTAGCTGTAAGTCAAGAACTCGTCAATAGTGTACTTGCAAGCGTCGCTGACAAAAAGCCTGTCCGTAGCGAAAAGGTTTTTAACAATATCGATACCGTGTTGCACATCGTTATTTGCCCCGTACACTCGGTCAATACCCCCTTGCGTAAGTTCAGTTTTAAGCGCGATCGCAGAAGGGTCGATATAAATACCCCGTAGACGATTAGCGTAAGTAGCATAAAACTTACGCACATAAGGGAAAATTTGTGAAGTGGTTTTTCCCTTTAGTACGCACTCGTCTAATATAATATATTCTTCATCTTTGGTTACCCCGATGACTAAAATAACTGTAGGGTTCGTTGTCCCGTAGTCGATTCCGAAACGGAAGGATGCAAACGCACCCTGATCCATGAGATACTTAACTTTTTGAGCGGGCAGTACGTGGTTGACGGAGTTGAACTCAGTGTAGATCAGGTTGTCCGCCGCCGACCACTGACCTAAAACGTAACGAGCGAGATACGCCGGGGAGTTACGGAAAAGACTGCGAAGTCGAGCGTACTCCTTTTTCGCTTCAGGGCGAATGTTATCGTGCTCCGTCCAAGCGATAAAGCGGAAGTCCTTCTCGATGCCATTTTTCACATCCTGCAGGATTTTCGCCAACCAGTGCGCCGGAGAGTCAGGGTTAGTCGAACCGATGAAACCGCGCACCCAACCTTTCGGGATGTCGGTCTGGCTACCCCTGAGACGACCTTGGATAAGTTCGAAGTTATCCTTCGACCAAGTGGTGACCTCTTCTCCGATGATCTTGTAAGTGTTAATACCCCGGATGCGTGCTTCAGCGTTATTCTCGTTTACCCCCAAGAAGCGGATTTTGTGACCAAACAAGAGAGCATCCTTCACATAGCCGTCCTTCTTTGAAGATGTATAAACGAAATTGTTGCCAAAGAGCTTAGAGAGTGTTCCGCCAAAGCTGTTTTTAACAGTGATGGACGTTTTGCCGATGATGGCGATACAAGCGTCAGAGTCCGGTGGCTTAGATCGCATGCAAGCATAACCGAGTCCGAGAGCGATAGCGTAAGTCTTACCGCAACCATAAGGTCCGTAGTGGATATCTAAGGTTGCAGTAGGAATGCTGTTGATAGTCTGCAACTGCTTTTTCGACAACAAGTCAGGCACGGATTAACTACCCCCTGACGCGCTATCGCTCGATTCGGATGACTCGGACTCGAGGGATATCGGTTCAGGTTCGCCCAAAGCGGCGAGAGAAGCGTCGATGCTCTGGAGGGTGCGCTCGGTGGATTCGTCAAGGACGGGTTCGCCCGAATCCTCAGATGGAGTGCGCCTACCCCCTCGATCATGGAGAGGTCTAGTAGAACCAACAGGGATTTTATCATAGTCCTTAGTGGTTTCAAGGACAGAAAGAAGCAAAGCGACTTTACGCTCCGGGGCGATTTGATCGACCGATGCTTCCTCGATAACGTCAAAGATTTTTTGCGCCGCAGTCCTAAACGCCGCCTCTTTAATATCCCGGTTAGCGCGATCCATCTCGTATATCTGTCGTTGCACCAAAGTATAACTCATTAATTCTGCGCCCTTTCGAGAAGCGCCTTGGAGGTTATATCCCGCTTTACGCGCTGTCCAACCATACCCCCTGATGCGACCACCGCCGTTAACCCAAATATCACAGAAGTCGTACATCTGCAACGTTAACGTTTTCGGTCCGACAAAACCCGGTTCGCCGGGATTAGGGAAGTACACTTCAGGCTCCATAAAGTCCGAACCTCCTTTCAGGGAAAATATATGCTGAAGTCGATAAACAATAAAAGTATTTATACATGCCAAAAAGAAGCTACACTTAGTATAGCTTCTAGTCAAATTTCACGTTATGATGATCGAAAAATTATCGCAAGTCCTAGAGACGAATACCCCGTATCAGGTTGGGTCTGTAGTGGGCATAAACCTCTGTTATATGCTCTATCAGATCAGGAGTAAAGAGATGCTCGAGTAATGGACTGGTGGCGATGTTCGGAAAGCCGTGAGTGCGGAAAAAGATAATAAAGTCCTTTACCGCCTCCTCCTGATAAATTAGCCCGTTTTCGTCGCAAGGATAGTAAAACAACTTGAGAGGGATACCCATCCGATCAGCGATTTGCACCAAAGTCGGCTTAGTCATGTTTTTGGTGTTGTAAGAACTACCCCCTTCGAGAGCGCCGTAAGTATTGTACTTATACCCAATGAGGGTAGTCAGACTCTGGATACTTTTATAACCCTGACTACGACGATAGACGCGAAGCCAGTTTCGCTTGCAGATAGGTATCCCGGCGCGTTCTTCATGCCTAAACATCCCGGAGTTCCCACCTCTTTGTGCGAAGATAATCGAGGATTTTGGCGAATACCCCCTGCACAAGGGAAGTGTCGTCCTGCAGTTCCTGTATACCCGGATAGACCTCTTCGAGCGAGTCGAACAAAAGGTCTCGCGGGTTAGGAAGATCGGGATGATGCACCGACCTACCTGTGGCGATAGTGACGACGATCCCCGTGAGGGAGTAACCGTGATGGACTGCTACCAGACCCTCAAGCTCGTCGACCGTGAAGCGAGAGAAGATGTCCTCGACAACAAGGTTAGCGTCGACCGAAGAAGGCTCGTCGGTGCGAAAACGACGATGCTGATAATCGAGAAAACCGTACTCGATATCACGATCTTCTGGATCGGCGTAAGGAGGAAGGTAACAGGAGAGCGGAATCTCTCTATGAGTATAGGCGCGATTCCTCGTTTTGGAAAAGATCTGTTTGTGTTCGACTGCGGTAGGGAGTAACCCTGCAGAAGTTATCCGCAAATCGATCACTCGCGCAGGGTCAGATTTTCCTTTCTCCCTACTATATGCGACCGCTTCTCTGATTTTTTCTTGGAAAAAGATGTCGGTAGTCTGGTTAACGCTAAAAGTTATCATGTTAACGAGCCTCCTTTCTCCGCTCACGGTAGAGCCAACCTTTACCCCCGTGGAGGGCTTCGTGTTCCTTCTTCCAAAGCACGGCGATGTTGGAAGGAGAGTTATCGAAAGACAAACTGAAAGGATTTATGTGATGGATATCGCACAGTCTGCTCGACCCGGTAGCGACAAGAGCCGGATACAACCCAACGTAGAGAGCGGCGATGATCGTGTGGATACGAAGGCTGTACTTGCGCTCTCCGCGAATACGGAGCATCGGATACCCCCAGAACTCTCGCTCGACACCGTTGATAACGCGCTTACCGCCTGTGGCGTTGGTGTACGAGTCCGCACCGTAGTGATCGACCTTAGAAAGATCAAGTTCTTGAGACGGGTCGAGGATAACTACCTTCTCCTCGGTTTTCTCGTTAATCGCGTAGAGCTTTTCCCCTTCGAGGGACAAAGTGATATGCTTTGGGAAGCTGTAGATATTACCCCGGAACGTCAAGTTATTCGAAGTCCGAGTAGCAAAGCCGTAAGGGTCAACAACGATATGTCCCAGATCATCAGTGTAGGAAAGGAGATAGGTTCTTCGAATACCCCGAACAGGTCTGACACGCAGACAGATCTGGGTAAGCACAGCCCGACGATAGTCGAGATTCTCGTCGCCCGTATCTGGAAAAAACCCTTTCAAGAAGTTCGAGATCGACTCCAAGCTCGCTTCAGATTTCTTAAGTCGAGAAATTTCTTGAAGGAAATCGGGCGGCGTGATATCCTTTACAGGGATGGGGATGAAGGTGTTCTTCTCCGACAGGTTTTGCAGTTGACGGAAGCGTTGGATTCGAGCTTCGATGATTTCCGACTGCGTGAGTTCCCTTTTGACCGGAACCACTTGCGGAGCAACCTGTGGCGCGACAGGCGCGATAGGCGGTTGCGATACAGTCAAAGTCGCTACCCCCGCAAGGGAGGGAGCCTGTTCAGGCTCCGCTACCGCAACTTTGGACGTCGGGTTAAAGAAGTTATCCTCCGAAGCCGTGTTCCCAAACAACTCGAGAGCAACTTTCTTCAAATACGCTTTCTTACTCACGTCCGTCCCTCCTCCTTACCTTTCCATCATCGTCGCGGTAAAACAACTTTTTATACCAGTACTTGATCATCGCTGGAGTGATATCCTTTTTATCCCGGTTCTTCACATACTCTTGATAAAGCTGGTGGGTGAGCGTCCCTTCGGTTTCAGCTTGACGGCAGAAGGCGCGATAGGCGGATTCGGCACTGGAGCCGGAAGCGATGAGCTTATCCAACTCGTTAAAAAGATGATCGATGAACCCGCCGGGAGGGACGAAGTTGTCCCGGTAAAACTGCTTACCCCCTGAACAGATCGGACGCTCCAATAACTCACTTACCTTAAGGTCAACCCCATCGAGTTGCTCGATTAAAGGAAGGAGCCTGTACAGCATATCCCTAATTTCGAGAAGAAGCTCGTTATCGCGCGAAGTCACAGCGGACGAAGAAGCAGGAAAATGATCTTTTTCCAGATTCGGCTGGGGAGTAACTTGTGGTACGAGAGCTGGAAAATGATCTTTTTCCAACGACTCGACGACTTTGATGACCTCGGATGGTTCAGAAGAACCGAAAGCTTGAAGAAAAGCGATGGCGGCTTCCTTCCCGACGATGTGCTTTGCCCAAAAGCGCCTTGCGCCGATAGCGCAACGTTCAAGATGGGAGATAAATACCCCCGAACCAGCAACCTCACGGACAAAGACTCGATACTTTCGGCTATCCTCTCTCTTGATTCTAGGAATGAGATGGGCGAAACCCGCACTCCTGACAGCGTTCAAGTCCTCGATAGCGATGTCGTATAACTCCCCTTGGTAGTAGAAGCGACGACCTTCAGTGATAGCACTTGATGCAGAATCGATGTTAGTTATCTTAGTCCGTCGCTGTCTCGAAATTACTCGAGTTAAGGTAACGGAGATAGGGTTACCGTTCAGAGAAGCCTTGACAAACTCCAATTCTTTACGTGCGGCTTTAAGAACAATATCCGGTTTAGAGGTAGGCTGAACGATAGTCAGCCTACCTGAATCTAGTTCCTTAACCAGCGAGGACATTAGCACCACCCCTCGAGTGCTCGTGTTTTTCTATAGCCTCCAACTCTTTTGCAAGGAATTTGAAGCTCTCGAGTTCGATCCCGGCTTCGCCAACATGAGTTGCAACTTCCTCGAGATAGATTCTGACCGGGTCGCTGACGTCGAGGGAGTTCAACTTCTCCTCAATAAACTCGAGGGTCGAGGTTTTGCGCTTGGTCTTGGGCTTGGACTTCTTGACGACCGGGGGTTGCGGGATGACCGGGTAGACTACCCCCTCGAAGATTTGGGTGATTTGACGCTCGAAGGAACGAATAGCGTCTTGCATGAGCGCTTCTGCTTCCTCGTCCGACATACCGTACTCGAGAGCCATGTCGTACAGCGTCAGGGACGGCGGTTGGATTTCCTTGACCTGTTGCACCGTGTGCTTAGCGGTAGCCTTGGCGATCTCTTCTTGCAGGAGAGCTTCAGCTTCCTCCGAGGTAAACCCATACTCGAGAGCCATGTCGTACAGCGTCGGGGAAATGGATTCGAAGGCTTGGTTGGTCACAGTCATCATTTTTAATATCCTCCTTAAAAAGGTTTTATAGTTTCTCTTTTTAGATTAACCAAACAGCGTAGCGTAGATCTTTCTTACGTCCTCCTCGGTGTAGAAGGGCTTGCCGCCCGGTGTTCGCCTCGGGGTGATTTTGCCCGCTTGCTCCCAGTTGTAGATCGTTTGGGTGGATACCCCCAACAGCTTAGCGGTATCCTTACGGCTGAGACGCTTGACCGGAGGTTCGATATGGCTACCGTTTATCATTTTGGTTCCACCTCCCTTTGGTTGATTTTAGTATAACATAGAATACAACAGAATACAATAGGGTAAAATAAAAAATTTTTATGGAAACAAATGGAAGGTAAGGGAAGGAGCAGGAGGGAGCGGGGAGGGAGGGGCAAGAGGGATCGGGAAGGGAGCGGGGAGGGAGGGATATGTAAAAATGCGTGTAAACGAAAAAGGACTCGAACAAGGAGTCCTCTAAACTAGTGGAAGTCGTAAATTTTCTTTCAACTCAACAAAGGAAACCGAACGAAGTGGACGCTTAGCGAAAAGTCCGAACAGACCGGAGGAATACTCGTGACAGTCAAAGAAGCAGAAAGGGAGACGATGATGCACAGTGACAGAAACGACCCTCTTCAATACCCCGTAACGATTGAAGCGAACGACTCGATAGACCGAGTAGTCGCTGTCGAGATATTCGTCTATCCCCTCCCGAGGGAGGATGGACAGCAGATGGCGGGCGAGATACCGGCGACTGTTGTCTGGGTTGTGATGGATACCCATATACTCGTAGGAAAAGATTGAACCGCCTCCTAACTCCGGCGGTTCGTCAGACAACGAAACGTCCTTGAAAAGAAATTGGTGCTTAGCGAGTTTACGTTCGAAAAGTCGTTGATGCGCGATGTCGGGAAAAAGACGGAAAAGGAAATTAAGAATCAAGATACCCCCTCCTCGCGTATTAAGTAGTTATAACCCTCTATAAAAAGTTATAACGTAGTTATTACCTTTTATAAAAATGTCCGGGACAGGTATAATTTTATCCTTTAGCGCATAAGCTGTGTCAGCGTAACCGCGACACAGCAAGTGGGGAGAGTTTACCCCCTAACAGGGGTGGAACGTTTACGGGAGAAAAGACGACGGAACAAAGTCTTGTCCAGAAACCGTTGGTGTGCTGGAAGGGGAAACTCAAGTTCCTCTAAACAACAACCGTAAGTCCCGTCGACGATTTCATAGACCGCAACCTTGCGAAGTCGGTTGAAGTAATCAAAGGAGAAACGATACCAGCGACTACAGTTCCCGTAAAAAGAGCGTTGGACAGAGTTCGGATCAGGATCGGAGTAAAGGATGGGCTTCCGATGCTGGATAACCAAAACGTGGTTGACACCCCCATAGTGGTTATCGCCGTAGGGGAAAGACTCGATGATTTGGTAGCCATTCGTGGTGAAGAACTCTTGGATTTGCTTGATACTCTCCTCAATGAGTTTCTCTTTACGAGTCATTTAGACCCACCTCCATTTATCATATAAGCGATTCTAGTCTATATAATAGTCCGAAAAGGAAGCGAGACTCTAAAATTTATTCGCTCCTATGCAAAATTTTAGAAAGCTCCTCGACGAGACTACCCCGCACCCGCCTTTTTGCTTCCTCGTCACCCTGAAGAAGCGCATCCAAAGCTCTAAGCGTTAGAGTATCAACCCGCGACAAACGCAAATCGACTTCCTTAGTGCTGGTCTCTAACCTCAAAATAGCACGTTCGAGGTCTTTGAGTTGCTGTTCCAATTCTTCGATTCTCTTTCTAGTTCGACCAAAACCCGCCTTCTCCTTGGCGGTAAGGATAGTCGTGATGAACGTGATAACGGCGACAAGGGCGACAGTGACTTCACCGACCGTTAAATCCTTGACTTGATCGAAGATTGACACGAGGGCTCCCTCCTTTCAGGTAAAAAGAAAGCCGACGGCTTAAGGTCGGCTTTCAGAGCAGTCCGGGATCAGTAAAAACGAGGTGAGATATACCCCTTCTCGTGGAGACGATGGAGGACAGTGATGAGACGATGGAAGGTCTCGTCGCCCTTTTCGTCGTGAAGAACCTGAGCTTCCTCCTTCGCCCAAGAAAGCGCCTCTTCCGCCCAAGAAGGAGGTTCCTTCGGAGAGAGCTGTGCTTGGAGACGGGAGACTTGCTCTTTCAAAGAAGCGACCTGCTGTTCAAGTTGTTTAATTTTTTCTTCCATAGCCGGATTACCCCCTTGCGGTGTGGATTGATTACCCCCAACAGGTGGGAGCCAGAAGCCTTCGTCACCGTAAAAGTCGCACAGATCAACAGTCGAACCAGCGAGCTTTACATCGTGCGAGTGCTGGTAGATGTTTGCGGCGGTAGAGATTTTACGTTTCGACCAAGAGCGAGTCTGGAAGAAACACTCGATGTGCTTGTGGTGACGCAAAGTTTCGATGACATCGTACTGCGCGTAAAGACCGACTTTATACCGACCCGCAAAAACAGAATGAACCACCTTCAGAAACTCCGAAACAACGTTGCAAGCATCTCGAAGGGAGATTTTGCGGGCTTGGGCATAAGCGTTGATGTCGGAGTCACAGGTGAAATAGATCGCGGAACCTTCAGGTTGACCGAAGAATTTGGCGCGGGCAAGCGCATCAAGGGCGTACTCCCGAGCGGCTTTCTCCCCTTCAAAAACGTCACCAGTCCCGCGCTGATAGATCGAACCAATAGGGATCTGGGCTTTGGAGAGAAGCCGAACTTCAGATTCCGTGAGGTGCTTCCAACCCGCAGTAAGCCCAGCCGCTTCAAGACGTTTCAGTTCGTCAGGAGGAAGGCTTTGACGTGCGGCTTCGGTAGGGGTACTTCGCCCTAAATAGCGCAAGACGCCGCCTGTCCAACCGCGATCCTTCAGCTCTTGGATGAGGGCAGGAGTAACACGTCCGGCGAGATCAATGCCTTGAGAGGTAGGAAAGATGACCGTAGCCACGTGGATTACCCCCTTCAGCCCTCTTGAGAGTCAGACTGCTTGGAGAAACCCTCCGTAGTCTGCTTGAGCAGTTGGTTACCGTAAACCGCAAAAGCACCGCACAATACCCCCTGAAGCACCGAGGATACCGAGAATCCCTCCAACAAAGAAGCGAAGATGATCGCGACGACAGTAACGATGTACACGATAGTCCAGTCCGGGATACGCGGAGTACGCTTGAGCGTGAAACCGATAACCCAACAAGCCGCGACGACAAGGATAAAGCTCGGATCAATGAGTTCGAAAATTTGTTGCCAATCCAAAGTTATAACCTCCTTTTAGTTGTTTACGAATATAAATGCTAGTAGGTGTTTGTATGCTTAGGTTGGGAAAAAGAAAAGAAGTGAGGTTGGGGAACCTCACTTCTTCATTAGACGAAATGCTGGCTGTACAAGATGCGCGTGAGCCACTCGATGTACTCGAAGAACAACTTCGGAATAGCATACTGATACGTGTCCGATACCCCAGAGCGATGTGATGGGTCGGTGATGAGTTCTTCACGCTGTTGCTTGGTGAAGTTCTTCATGTCCAAAAGCGCAAAACAGTAACCCCCGTGACGTAAGGCGAAGAAACGTTCCTCATAGGACGATACATAAAACGGTGGCAGGATGAAAGCGTCGGACTCGTTCGGGCGCTTGAGATAGGGTTGGATGACTACCCCAAAGTCAGCTTCGCGACCGTTGAGGAACTGCTCGTTGCGGAGAGACATGTAAGTACGGATCGCGCACTTTTCCTCCCGATGAGCGCCGATGACGTAGTGGTAGACGGAAACCTTTTCGACCGGAAGTTTCAGTTGATCCGCGAGATATTGTTGGCGCGGGGAGACGACTTCGACTTTGTTGGCGAGCTTGCGGCGAGAGGACTTAGGTTTCTTGGTTTCTGTTTCGATGGTATCAGGTTGCTGATTTTCTGTTGTGATGGTGTCAACTTGCTGGTTGGTTTGTTCTTCCAAGGTTGATACCTCCTCAAAAGGGAGGTCGAGAGTTATTCCTCTCGACCCGACAATGGATGATGGAAGGCTACGACTGTGACCGCCTTCACTATATAAGGACTTTACCTCTGATTTGCAGTCTGAAAAGTAACGCCTTCTCTGAAAAATTATTCTTAAGATGTTGGTTCGGAAGCATCTTGCGTGACCGAGAATTGGACGACCATGACTTGATCGTTATTCTTCTCCACAGGCTCCTCAAGTTCGATGAAGTGAAACATGTTACCGAACAACATTGGAGAGAACTTCAAAGAAAGTTGAGCAAGGTTAGGAGGTGAAGTCAAAACATCCGAACTCCAATTTGACAACATAGCACGATTGACTCTGTTACCGAAAACAAAGTTCTGACCAGATACTTGATATACAGACGCAGAGTTTAATCTCGGTATCCAACGCACAAAAGAACCAGCGATGTCATCAAGATCGGAAAAGACATATGCCCCTCCTCGAGGCCCTGAAGCACTACTATCTAGATAATGGAGAGCTATAATGAAATTTCCGTCAGGAAGTTTCCCGAAAGAACAACCACTTGCAACACCCCCGAAAGTTGTAGCACGGAAAAGCTCTGTTGGGTAACTTTGAGAAGCCATATTTTTGTTAGAACCAGCCGTCTTTGTTGCCATGTTGTAAGTAGCCAAGTTATTACCAGAACCCGGATAGTAGTACAAGATGTTATCAATGGCAAATAAAGTTTTCGCGTTATTAAGGTTCAAGGCTGACGAAATATCCGTAACTGTTCCTGTAGTTGTATCAAGACGAGAAATATAACCTTGGTTTGAAGCAGTTTGTCTGAAGAAATAAAGATCAGTCCCGTATACGACTTGAGGGACATCAGGAGCCGACAAAGGTGCGTCATAGCGAGGGTCTGAAGTGGAGAGACCCGTTATTACCCCCGTCGTGAGATTAAGAACAGCCCTCGCACCTACGTTTAAGTCACTGTTAGACTCATTGATAAACAAAATCTCGTCAGCTTCGGTATAATTCGGAACCCCCGGACGCATGAAACGAGCATCTGGAACCGTGTAACCCGGATAAACCCAGTTGGTAGAGGAAATACCCTTCCAAACCCCGAAACCTCTCGCTGGTTGCGTCGGATCGATCTTAGAACCAATCACGACCTTGTTGAAGGTTCCGACGGCTTTACCTTCCTTAAAGCGGAAAGCTACCCCCTGAGACAGGGGATTGAGAAGCTCTTCTCCGAGGGTAGGTTCGGAAAGACCCTCTTTCGGATCAGAAGATTCCGCATTGGCACTGATAGTTCCGTAACCGATGATTTTATCATTATCAATCAAACCGTTACTACCGTATACCGGAAGAACAAGAGAGTCAGGAGAAAGCGGGGTGTCATCATCCAAAAGATAAAGTGCTACCCCCGTGCTGGAATCATTATTCTGACTTCCAACGGCGGTAAACCCCGTCGAGTCGACATACATCTTGTTCTTGTCGGAGAGGGAAAGTGACTGCAGAAAAATTCCCGGTGCGAGAGCTTCGTACACCGCGCGACCCAAAAGGGTGATGGTGTTCTTAGACTCGACGCGCTTAACAAGTTCCCCTGTAGTTCCGTCAAAAAGACTGATAGCTATGCGCCCGCGAAGATGAAGATCGTTTTTTCTGTGAACACGCAAAGACCTATTGGACTTACCCATGTAGTCCTTAAGCCTCCCAATGATACGTACTTGACCTTTAGACTTTCCTTTCGACACTGGATACTCCTCCTTTACCCCTCAAGTATGAAAGTGAACTTATCCTTAAAAGCCAGATTGTCCTCTACATAAAACTGCAAGAAAGGAAAGGCTTCATAAACCGCCTTATCAGAGATATTGAAAAGTTCGAAAAAGCCACGTGTTCCTAGTTCTCTTAAATCTAAAACCACCTTATCAGAAAGACCAAGTTGTTCTAAAAAAGACTTGTCGAAGTAAGGATCGGGTGGATCATCACCCTCGAAATAAATGATTCCGCTGTCCTGAAACTCGAGTTTGTCCCCATCCGTTACCTTGAAGTGAGTAAGCAAAGAAACTTTAGCCTTATCATCGAACCTAAGCTTGTCCTTCAGAGACAGTATCACTAAGTCAAAAAATTTATGTGTAGTGCTATCAGTAAGCACAAAAAGATCATCATAAGTTTTAGTGATGTCTCCCCCCTCGTCATCAAAAATGATTCTTACCTTATCGCGAAAAGTGAGACGTTCCTTCAGACTAAGATAAAAATTATACGCGATCTGACCCTGTTCTTCTTCCGAACCCGGAGGTATAATATCGTTCGGTCCGAAACGCTGTTCGATGGTGATCTTTATGGTGTTCGGAACGATAATAAACGGCGTGTCATCAGGAGGAATAAACTGGACTCGAAGATCGTAAAGACGTGGTGAGCTACCCGGAAGAATAAAGTCAGACGCCTCAAAAGTGACTCGTTCAGAGTTCAAATCGTTCTTCAAAGGAACATACTTAGTTGCAACAAGCTCATCATCCGCGTAAAGATGTAAAGTTAGCACCTCACCGTCAAAAGGACTTAGTCCCGCTTGATAAACGAAATCTACGTGGATAAGAGAGTTATACCCCAAGAGATAACGAACTTTGTAAGACCCGTAACCATAATCTCCTGAGTCGTCATCACCCGGAGGTCCGGGAGGACGTGGTGGAGTCGTTCCAGAAGTAGGCGGGAGTGGAATACTTACATCACGATGTTGACCCCCGCCACCACCTGCTACGATAAAACGGTCATAGAGATTCTGATTCCAGAGAACGGCTCCTTCGACCCCCGACCAGCGTACGTCAGTTGCACCACCGCCACCGTAACAACCGCCAGATCCGTGACCCCCTCCGTTCCAAGCATCGATCATTTGATTCAGATTCCCAAACTGTCCAACATAAATGAAAAGTTCAGTGTCCTTTTCAAAGTAGAACTCACCACCAGCGTAACCACCCATACCCCCAGAGTACTGTGACTTGATATCCTCAAAGTTAGGGTAACTACCCCCTCCCTCTGCTCCAAAACAATCAATGCGATATACCCCGTCCTCGGGGACTACAAACTTTTGAACTTCCCCAGTATAGTCAAATACCCAGAAGTTCGAAGTTGCCAGATCAGTGATAAGACAGAAACCGTTGCGGAAATTGACCCCCGGCATTAACGCCCAACTCAGGGCTTCGAACTCTGAAGGAGGTTCATATCCCTCCGGGCGATAGGAGTCGGCTGTAAGGACATAACCGGAGCCGCCACCTCCTCCTGCCCCCATGAAGGAGGAACCCCCGCCAAACCAACCGCCTCCGCCGCCACAGGAAGGTTGAACAGTGTAGACACTACCGCCGTAACCAAAAGAACCGTTAAAGAAACCCCAACCCCCGGCAGATTCGCTACCTCCCTTCCCAAATATCGCAGATTCCCCCAAATACCCCAAAGCGTCCTCGGCTATTGGTTTCCCGTTCTCACCGCGAACGCCACCCCCATTACCTGTCTCAGCTTTAACACCCCAAACGAAACCAAAAGGAGGTGAGGAAGAAATGACCCCTCCCGGCTCCTGTTGCCACCCCAAGAAGCGAGATAAAAGGTAGCCCGCAAGAAAAAGGTCAGGGAACTCGACCAAAGTCCTGTCTGCCACATTTATCCCTCCTAGCTCTTAGTCTTCTTGATGGTGAGTTGAGTTTGTGCTGATTTTCCAACGATAAAACCAGCGATGAAGCTGAGCATCGCTTGCTGTTGACTGTAGGTTTGATTGTTGATATTAGCTGGCATACTACCCCTCCTTAATCCTCTTCCTCAGAACCACCCGCGAACTCGTTGAGGACAGTTATAGAACCAGCGTAATTGGTGTTGATATTAGTGAGACGACCAGAAAAGTACTGAAAAGTATGAGTAAGGAACGCATCCTCCGAAGGAATTTTGATGTCAAAACCCTCGAGATAATTACCCCCGCTATCCCAACGGAAGCGAACAGTCTCAACAAGTTGACCTGCGGTGATGTTGGCGATAGCTTGATTAACCTGCGATACTGCCACGTCTATAGAACTAAAAACGAAAAATCCGTGTATATTAAGATTTTCTTCGGTTTCATTTCTGATCTCCACTATCATTTTACGCATAGGACGATTGAAAGTCCTAAAAATAGTTTCATCTCGATATATCCCCGGAGAGTGAAGAACGGAAGTATTAAACCCGATGGCACGATAAATCATGTGGATTGGAGCGTTGAGACTATCCTTATACAACTCCTTGAAAACAACAGTAGGCTTGTTGCGATAGTTATTTTCCTCGGATAAATCATCACCCGAAAAAACATTATAAACCCGCATGTAGGCGAAGTCCTTATTGACTTCCTCTTCTAACTCAATACTTGCAACCCCGCCCGGAAGGATGGTAAGAATACCCCCTGTAACTGTGGCATCAACGAAAACCCAACGAGAGTCATCAAAAGGAGGTACAAAAGAAGTAGACTCGAAGCGAACTGTTTGGTCTGCCACTTTTATAACCCCCTCAGCTTGATCATAGTCAAAGTGTTATAATACCCATCGGGACTGTGTACGAGGTTGACCCCGGTTATGAGATAAGTCCCGTTGAAAAGAGACTCGTCTGTGCTGACAGTGATGTACTGACCTACAGTTAAAACTGGAGAAAAGAGTCCAGTAACCTCAACTTGTCGTTCCATGTTGTACAAATAGTCAGCGACAGCATCGGCATATTGTTGCGCCGTAGACTCGACTTGGATGAAAGGATTCTCGATATGCAAGACATTAGCCACTTTAGGGTCGCGAGATTTGACAGTGCTTTTAACCGAAGCCGTAGTCTTACCAACAGTTCTCCCCTCGACAGAGATGTTAACCACCAGATCAGCTTCGAGTTCGGCAGTGATGTTGATAGTGATTCCCGACTGGCTGGCGGTGTAACTCACATCTGATATATGTCCCAGAGCGTCGTCGGTGTCGGTTGGGAAAGAGACATATACCCCGTCGATGGAGAGGATAGAGTCGTTAGCCTGAAGGTTTTCAAAAGTGTTCAAGCCGTCCTTGATGACTTG